GTTTCCCAGTCACGATCGCGGGCGGAAGGGAAGAGGGGAGAGGGTACAATTTGATGCACTCTTCGAAGGGGCCAGCCGGCGCGAGTTTGATGTTGTGGTGTTCTGGGCCCTGGATAGGTTCTCTCGTCAGGGCATTCGTTCGACCATTGACTACCTGAGGCTCCTGCAGTCGCATGGAGTGAAGTTCAAGTCTATCACTGAGTCATACCTGGACACTACGAATGAGCTCGTCTCGCACATCTTGCTGGGGGTGCTCTCGTATTTCGCGGAGCTGGAAGCCAAGAAGGAGCAGTGAAATGACGAAGGCAGGTCTTGAGCGCGCCAGGTCTCAGGGGAAGAAGCTCGGGCGTCCGTCAAAGGCTCAGGCTATCATGGGGAAGGTGAAGAGCCTGAAGGAGAAAGGGAAATCGATTGGAGCTATTGCCACGGAGCTTGGCGTATCGAAGAACACCGTTCGTAAGTCTATCAGACTTTCTACCGAAGTAGAGAATTGAGCCATGAAGAAAAAGCCGTTTGAGAGGCTCAGGAAGGCTCTAACAGAAATGGTGATCATTGAGGCCCGGCTCAGTGAGCGAGACAGGATCATTAATCTGATTCAGGGGGAGATGGATGCTCTTCAACAGAGGGCGAAGACAGAAGGGGCCTGTCACCGGTACGAGGGGGCCATAGGCGCGATGACCAGGTGCATTGATATCATAAACTCATGAAGCCATTCGCAGATAGGGGAAGCTGGGTCCAGAGATACACTAGGGTACTGGAGATCATTTACATGACGGCAGTGACTATCGTGCTCATCACCTTAATGACGTTCCTGGCTTATCAGTATTTCAAGCCACCACCACTCCCTCCGGGGTCTAAAGTCATCGAGGAATACGATGGGTGGGTAGTCATCGAGTGGAGGGGAAGGAGGTACATCGGGTACAGAGGCATTGATGTAGGCAGGGAATAGGTGTATATTGACTAAGTCCTGTAAAAACAATGGTTTAGAGCTATGTACTTCTGGATTGGATTTTTGATGTTTACCACACTGTGCTCATCCCTTCTCTGGGTACTGGGAGCGCTGTGGTCGATTGCGAGGATGTACACGTCGACCATCGTTACAGCCTATGATTTGATTCACACAGAGGCCATGAAGGAGACTCAGGCGATTGCTGCAAGTGACCCCGTGGGGTTTGCGTGGGCAATGATGAAGACATACCTCAGGAGGCCTCTGGCGTTTCTGGCGGAGCCCATCCCAATAGTCGCGGATTCCCCAGAAGAGGTTAAGACACCAAATGGAGACGCGTTCGACCTGAACTGACAAAGAAATTGCAACTCTTGTGAAAAAGTCCGCATGAAACTAAGTTATTGAAAAACAGGTACTTAGGGAAAAGCGGATGCGGTACTATAGGACCAGGGTCTACAACGATCCATCCGAGTCGGAGGAGGATGAGCTGGTGTTTACACCGGAGGGGATAGCTCTTCAGAAGGAGTTGTTTGAGGCGGGGATTGATCTGGACAGGGTTGAGACGTGGGTAGAGGTCCCGAACCTTCAAGGCACACTCATCACGCTTTTCTCGGGGGATCATCTTGTTCTGGATGTTCCATTCCGTGAGTTCAATGCATTGATGGAAAGCTAAGATGGCCCTCAGTGATAAGCGGTTAAAGTTCGTCCGGGAGTATGTGAAGGACTTCAACGCAACGAAGGCGGCAGAGCGTGCTGGATACTCTCCAAGGTCTGCTCCAACCACAGGATATAGGCTGCTCAAGAATGTCGAGGTCCAAAAAGCGATCCAGGCAGAGTGCCAAAGAAAGGAAGAACGGGCGGAAATAAACCGCCAGTGGGTGGTCAACACGCTTGTTGAGAATGTGCAGCGAGGATTGCAGAAGAAGCCTGTGTTAGATCGTGAGGGGAATGAAACAGGGGAGTGGGTTTATAGCGGAGCGGTAGTCAACAAAGCGCTTGAGCTTCTCGGGAAAGATATTGGGATGTGGAAAGACAACGGCTCTGAGGATCGCCCGTTTGTCGTGAAGGTGGTGAAAGACGATCTCATGAACGAATTGTGAGAGAGTTTCACATCATAGAGCAGGAGGGAGGCTTTACCCCGTACGGTGGTGCCCGGGACATGTGGCGGTGCCGGGATAATGAGGTCATCTTATCAGGGCCGGCAGAGACGGGCAAGACCCGCTCATGCCTGGAAAAGGTGGATGCGATGTGCTGGAAGTATCCCAACCTTCGAGGGTTGATGGCTCGGAAGACCTACAAAAGCCTGAGGGATTCAGCGGTCATCACTTATACAAACAAGGTTCTTGGTTCAGTCGACCCAGAGACCGGGGAGTGGAAAGCCTCACTCACTCCTGTGCGTACGATTGGAGGAGAGATCCCTCAGGCATTTGTGTATCCTAATGGGTCAAGGATCAGGCTGGGGGGGATGGACAATCCGGATAAAGTTCTTTCTGCTGAGTATGACTTCGTCTACATCCCGCAGGCGGAGGAGTTGGAACTGGACGACTGGGAGAAGCTGACGACCAGGGCCACCGGCCGCGCGGGGAATCTTCCGTGGGGCGCTCAGGTACTGGGGGATGTGAACCCCGGCCCGCCATCACATTGGATCCTGAAGAGGAAAAAGGAAGGGCTGCTCAGGTTCTTCGAGTCGAGGCACGAAGACAACCCGACGCTGTTTGATCCGGTGACCGGGGAAATCACAGAGCAAGGAAAGCGCTCACTGGCTATTTTGGACAAGCTGACGGGCGTGAGAAAAGAGCGGCTAAGGTATGGGAAGTGGGTGCAGGCTGAGGGTGCCGTTTTTGAGGGGTATGATTCAAGGATTCATCTTATTGACCGCTTCGAGATCCCAAGGGACTGGACACGCATCAGGGTGATCGACTTTGGTTTCACCCACGCGTTTGTGTGTCAGTGGTGGGCGATTGACCATGATGGGAGGATGTACCGCTACCGGGAGATGTACAAGACGAAGCGGACTGTTGCTACGCACGCTCAGCAAATCAAGCGCCTATCTGAGGATGAGTTGATCTATGAAACCATCTGCGATCACGACGCGGAAGATCGTCACACGCTCGCTGAGAACGGCATCCCTAACATCAAAGCCTATAAGGATGTGATGCGGGGTATCCAGGCGGTTCAGGAAAGGCTGCAGCCGGCTGGCGACGGAAAGCCGAGGCTGTTTCTGCTCAGGGATAGCCTGGTGGAGATGGACCAGGATCTACTGAACGAGAAGAAGCCAGTTTGTACAGAGGATGAAATCGAGGGGTACGTGTGGGCCAACAAGTCCACAAAGGAGCAGCCCACAAAGGAAAATGACCACGGGGTGGATACCATGCGCTACGCGGTCGCACACGTTGACAAGCTCATGTATGGGCAAAACGAGACAGAGGTAGTGGTATTATGAGTTTCACGTTCACCCCCAATGGTCATGATACGGAGGTGGTCCAGCTTGGCGGGGAGGCCTTCAGTGTCTCCAAGAGCCTGGATACAGTCATCAAGGATTCGCAGCAGCAGCCTCCTCTTCGTGAGAAGATGGAGGTATTGCCGTTTGTGAATCCCCGGGTGTCATTTGATACCCTGCTCTTCTTCATGGAGGTGAACTCCTGGCATGCCCGGTGTGTCAGGCTGAAGGCTCGGCTCGTGGGTGGTATGGGGTGGATGCTGGCAACGGACGATGAAGACAAGGAGGAGGATGATCAGTACAATGCTATTATGTCGATGCTGAAGAACCCTCAATCAAAGAGGAGGGAGGGCGAGCAGCGTCAGACGTTTGGCGAAATCATCGTTCGTTTTCTGACGGACTACTACGCGACTGGGAATGCCTTTTTGGAGATCCCCCGCAATCTAAAGGGGGAGGTGGCGGAGCTGTACCACATGATGGCCATTACCACAAGGAGGGACCGCAAGCTGAACGGTGGCTACCATCAGGTTGAACGGAGTCAGTCGCAGGTGCATTTGCGTGGATTCAAGGGGGAGTCACCCATGACAAATGAAGTGCTTCACTTCATGGAGTACGACCCAAAAGACCCGTGGTATGGTACGCCAGCATGGGCGCCGGCGATGGGTTCGATGCTCTTGGATCGTACACAGGTGGAGTACAATACCTATCTGTTCCAGAATGGGCTGATGGCGCACTTTGCGGTTGTTGTGGAAGGCGGAAAGCTTTCGAGCGCTCAGATTGATTCGCTTAAGTCGTTTTTGCAGACGAACGCAACCGGGGTACAGAATGCCGGCAGGGGGATCGTGCTGCAGAACGAATCCTCTGGGGTGACGATCAAGATTGAGAAGCTCAACATGGACATCAAGGACAAGCAGATCATCGAGGGGCGCAACATGACGCGCGATGAGGTGATCAGTGTTCACGGTGTCCCGCCGAGGCTGCTGGGCATCATGAGTGCCGGCCAGCTTGGTGGTGGTGGCGAGGTGCAGGGCCAGT